ACTGGTGGTGGTTTTGCTGGCACAGCAAACACTGGTGGCGGTGGCGGCGGTGGTGCTAATGGCCAAGCAGGAGGTTCAGGCGGATCAGGAATTGTTGTAGCCCGATACTCAGGTACAACAACAAAAGCATTTGGTGGAACTATAACTACATCAGGTGGAAATACAATTCATACATTTACTTCATCAGGTGATTTTTATACAAGTACAAATACAGCATCTACCGCAAAAGCAACTGGCGGAACTATCTCTTATTCTGGGCCTTTTGTTTATCATTTATTTACTTCATCAGGAACATTTACTCCTACTGTTGCATTAAGCGCAGATGTACTTTGTATTGCTGGTGGTGGCGGTGGTGGAAAAAGACACGGTGGCGGTGGCGGTGCAGGTGGTTTATTAAATGGAACTTTATCTTTATCTACAACTTCTTATACAGTAACAATTGGTGCTGGTGGTGCAGGAAATTCATCAGGTTTTCCAACTGGTAATGGTTTAACAGGTTCTAATAGTGTGTTTTCTACTGCAACCGCTTTAGGTGGTGGCGGAGGTGGCGGAGCAAATGTTTCAGCACTTTCAGGTGGTTCAGGCGGTGGTGGAGATGGTTATGAAGGTGGAAGTCCTAATGGTATAACAGCAGGTTCTGCAACTCAAGGCAATTCAGGCGGATTGACTGGTTATGGCTATAATGGAGGAAATGGTTATGCTCCAGGCGGAAACATTGGTGGCGGTGGTGGTGGTGCTGGTGCGACTGGCGGGGCTGCAACTAGTAATTCTCCTGGTAATGGTGGCAACGGATTAGGTAATTGGGCTGCTTGGGCTTCTGCAACTTCAACTGGTGTAAGCGGTTATTATGCTGGTGGCGGCGGTGGTGCTGATTATTCTTCAGGTGGTAGCGGTGGCACTGGCGGTGCTGGGGGCGGCGGTAATGGTAGCCAAGGTTCTTCGGGAACTAATGGTGTTGCTAATACTGGTTCAGGTGGTGGTGGTCAAGGTAATGATACTGGTGGCAATAATGGCGGTTCAGGTGGTTCGGGTATAGTTATAGTTCGTTACCTAAGCGTATAAGGAGAAAACAAATTACAAAAGATAATGTAACTAAAATTAAAGAAACTAAATTAACTCAATGTTTTAGTTATGAAGTAATAATGTTAGTTCACATTATTGCCGATGATGAAAAAATTGCTAAAGAACAATTAGATGAAAAAGGCGGAATTGTAACCAAGCGTGAAGTAAAATTACTTAATGCCGCAACTTTATATAAAGAAGAAAAGGAATAATTATGAGTCATTATGCAAAAGTAGAAAACGGAATTGTTACTCAAGTAATTGTGGCTGATGGGCCAGACTGGTGTGAAAAAAATCTAGGTGGTGAGTGGATACAAACTTCTTACAACACTTATGGTGGAGTTCATTCAGGCGGTAAATTTCCTATTCATAAAAACTATGCTGGTATTGGCTATACATTTGATGGCGTAGGATTTGCAGCGCCACAGCCTTATGATTCTTGGACATTAAATAAAGATACTTATTTATGGGAAGCACCAACTCCAATGCCAGTTGATGACAAGATTTATACATGGAACGAAGCCACAACTGCTTGGGTTGAATTACAAACTAAAGAATAATGTGCAAAGATTGTGGTGCCTGTTCTAGAGAACATAGTCGCACGATTGATGATGCCGTAGATGAGGTACTAGATTCACCAATTTAAGGAGAGTAGATGGCAACCAATTATAGATATCTATTCGCCGATTTAATTACTAATGATATTCTCGCTGAAATACCATTAACCAATGTAAGTTTCACGCAATCATTAAATACTCCCGGCAGTTTTACCGGCAGTATTTTAGGTTCAGATGTTAATGAACAAGGTTACGATATACCTAATAGCACAATACCTGCACGAACAGCAATTTATGTAGATCGTGATGGTGTATTAATTTGGGGCGGAATAATTTGGTTACGAACTTGGGATACAGACGCACAAAGATATACATTTTCTGCTAGAGAATTTGGTTCTTATTTTGAACGCCGAAGAATTACTGGCGATTTCATGGACTTCAATCAAGCCTTAGTTTATGACAATGAAGATCAATTATTTATTGCTCAAGATTTATTGTATTTAGCCCAACAATTATCAGGCGGAGATATTGGCGTAGTAATTCCTGACAATACCTCAAGCGTTAATGTAACTCGCGTTTATTATGATTATGAATTCAAAGATGTATGGGGTGCTATCAAAGACCTCAGCAATCAACAAAACGGATTTGATTTCAATATAGATGTCGCTTATGACGCAAATCTAGAACCACGCAAATATGCTCAAACCGCTTACCCTTATCGCGGAACACAATATGTATCAACTAACCCTACGGCATTAGTATTTGAATTTCCCGGCAATATAGTTGCTTATGAATGGCCAGATGATGGCTCTGTAGTCGCTAATACAATGTACGGTATTGGTCCTAATTCAAACGAGGCTAAAATTCGCGCACTAGCAGTATCACCAACAGATCAAATCGCTGCTGGTTGGCCATTACTAGAAGACACAGTTTCTTATACAGATCAATACGACCCGAACATTCTTTATCAACAAACTCTTGGTGAAGTTACCGCTAAACAACTTCCAGTTGTTACGCCAAAAATTATAGTTCCTGCTTATGCTTCGCCAGTTTTGGGTTCATATAAAACTGGTGATGAGTGTTTATTAAGAATCACAGATGATCGTTTTCCAAATAATGGTAGTGGTTATGGTTTGGCAGTAGTAAAAAGAATTGTTGCTATCGGTGTGCAACCCGGAGAAGATGGTCCTGAAAGAGTAACATTAACTTTGACCGACCCAACGACAAACTAGGAAATTATGCCATTCATTAACTTACCACCAGTTGTATCTGAAATGTTTTGGGATTTAGATAGGCGTATTCGCGCATTAGAAACAGCCTTTAGATTCAATGCACCTAATATAGATTTTGCAACAAATCAACCAACTAATCCACGCGCAGGTGACATTTACTACGATACAGATTCCGAACGCTTAGTTTATTGGGACGGTACTACATGGTACAAACTTTCACAAAGTCCGCTATAAAAGAAAGATGAATAATGAGTTTATTAGATAGCAATTTAGGTATTACTATGATGTGGGCGGCATTAGATAGTATTGTAATTATTTTTGGCGGAATTAGATTTTTTTATACTATGAACAAGCGCCTAGACCGTATTGAATATCAACTCTATAATAATGGTGGCGAAAGCATGAAAGACGCGGTAGATAGAATTGAACTAGATTTAATTATACTTAAAACCCAACTTGGTCAAAAACCAAGCAGAAAGAAGGCAAGAAATGAATCAGAAAATAGTTGAGATAGCCAAATACGAATTAGGTTATCAAGAAAAGTTTAATAACGATACTAAATACGGAGCGTGGTATGGGCTTAATAAAAACCCATGGTGCGCGATGTTTGTGTCTTGGTGCTACGACAAAGCAGGATTATCTGGCGCAGTAGCAGCACAGACTAGAAAAGGCTTCGCTTCCTGCGACGCAGGATTGAAATGGTTTGCGAAGAATAATAAGTTAATTCCAGTAGGACAGGCTGAAGCAGGCGATATAGTTTTCTTCCAGTTTGATAAAGACGCTCAACCCGATCATGTGGGAATAGTAGTTGATAACGACGGAAAGAAAAATCTATGGACTATTGAGGGCAATACAGCAGGCGACAGTAAAGGCTCTCAATCTAATGGCGATGGCGTATATCAAAAGAAACGCTCTTATGCTATCGTTATGGCAGTTGTTAGACCCTAACGGAAGGAAGAAAAGATGAATAAAAAAATGAAATCAGCACTCGCTTCTTATGCTCGTTCTTTCGCGGTAGCAGTATTAACCGCTTACAGCATGGGCAAAACAGATGTACAAGACTTAGCAGTAGCAGGTTTAATTGCAATTCTAGGACCAGCGATTCGCGCTATCAATCCTAACGATGCTTCATTCGGCATAGTTGCGGACAAAGTAGATGTAGAGTTAAATAAACTCGCTAAAGCGGATAAAAAGAAAAAGAAGTAACCAGTGGGATTGCTGGAAGACCTCGGTAACGAGAGCAATTTCCCTGACGCTCGTAGAGCATGGTGCACTGTTTGCGAGTTGTTAAAATCGTTATTGCCTAAAGAAAGTGAAGCGTTGAAACTTCGCTTAGATAATAAAAATATTACCCACATGTCTATTGCTAATGTCTTAAAAAATAACGGACACCCGATTAGCGATAGCACGGTAGGGCGACACAGGCGAGGAAGTTGTGCTGGTGTCGCTAGATAAAGATTTAGAAAAACTAGACAAAGAAGCCGATCCTGAGATAGCGGAGTTGCGTAAAGCGTTACAGCGAACGCAAAAACAATTACAACAGGCAAAGCAAAGAACCGATGAATTAGTTGAAGCAACTATTCAAGCATCTTATGATGCTGTATTAGCAGTCGGCAAAATACCGGCAATCAAAGAGCCCGATACAGATAAAAGAAAAACTAAACCTGAAATCGCATTATGGCATTTGACGGATTGGCAAGGCGCTAAAAAAACACAAACTTACGATAGTGAAGTTATGCGCAAACGCGTAATGGATTTCGCTGAGAAGGCTGTTCGCATTACAGATATTCAAAGAGCTGACCACCCAGTCAAAGAAGTCACTATTATGTTTGGTGGCGATATGGTTGAAGGTTTGTTCAATTTTCCCGGACAGGTATTTGAAATTGATTCAACCCTATTTGAGCAATATGTGAATGTATCTAGGCTATTAGTAGAAGTTGTTAGATACGCTTTATCAAATTACGAGAAAGTTTGTGTCGTTCCCGAATGGGGCAACCATGGTCGTATAGGGTCAAAGCGTGATAATGTACCGCGATCAGATAATTTTGACAGAATGTGCTACGAACTTGCCCGACAACTATTATCGGGAGAGAAACGACTTACATGGCAGGAGTGTCCAGACGATATCCAAAGAGTTCAAATCGGAAACTATAAAGCACTCCTTATTCATGGCGACGAAGTTGGTCGGAATGGATTTGCGAGTCCGGCGGCAATTGTCCAACACGCGAACCGATGGCGGTCAGGGGCATACGATTGGGATTTCAGAGATGTCTATATTGGTCACTACCACACCCACGCAGAATGGCCAATGGCTAACGGACAAGGGTCTGTGTACCAAACAGGAAGCACGGAATCTGATAATCGCTATGCTGGTGTTATGTTGGCAGCAAGCGCAACTCCGTCACAAAGATTACATTTCATTGACCCCATCAAGGGTCGAGTAACAGCAGCATATAAAGTTTGGTTAGATTAATGGACATAAATGATTTACTTGCAGAAGCAAGTTGTTTATTGACAGATGCTCGGCAAGAAACTTATGGTTCGTTTTGGGATAACCATAGAAGAATTGGCGTTATGTGGGCAGAGTTATTACAACTTGAAGAACCCATTAACCCCGAATTAGTAGCCATCATGATGGCGCTAGTTAAAATATCTAGAATTGCTAATGATTCAACACATACAGATAACTACATCGACGCTATTGCTTATATCGCTGGTGCTGGAGAGTTAGCAACCCATTTAGAATAATAAGAAAAAAGCCCCTACTTCGGTAGGGGTTTATTTTTTTTGCCTATTCGTCTTCTTCTTCTTCGTCATCGCCGTAATCAACCCAAGTAGATGCCATAATGTTTAATTCGCTTGCTTGGGCTTGTGCTAATGCTGTGCCGAATAAAACAGCAGCACGATTGCATAAGTCTGTAACCATATCTGGATAAGCAGATTCTTGTTCAACTCTTATATTCAATCCGCCTAGATTGATTATTACTTTGGCTAGTGGCATGGCTGGACAATACCCCAAAAAACCTCGCCACGCCCAAAGGCGCATAGAAGCCTCATTATTAAGCCGACCTGCTCGGCGAGCCTCAGGGGTAGTGCTTACAGTGTCAGGCTGTTATACTGAAGGGACTGGCACGGCTGAGTTTTTAGAATCCTCTAGGGGCAAAACTCAAAAGTGAAAAATCAGTGGTCAGGGATAAAACTCTGGTGAAGTTAAGAAGTCATTAAATCCTTAGGGAACTTCTTAACCTGACAGAAAAGGTTATTACCTGATAATTACATAGCGAAGCCAAGAAGTTGTTAAGTTAGATTCTAGAATCGGCTAGCCCTACTACGGTGCGACGCCCGAGGATAACCTGATTGACATGTTACGCGATGACTACTTATTAGCAGATATGTATAGCGATTACTGACCTCTATCAATTACGCAACGCACCGAGTTCTAGATACAACGACAAATGGCGATATATCGAAAGTGCTGTCGCTCTAAATTATTAAGGCGAAACACACAATCAATTATGAGTTGATTGTGTGTCTTGTGTTATCAGACACAACTGACGAGCCTCGTCAGCGACATGAAGGGTAATAATCATGAAATGTACAAACTGCTGGACAGTAAATAATCTAGTAATCCTAACACGCAACAATCCTTTCACTAATGAATCATTTGATTCTTATTTCTGTGAATATTGTGCAAATATCTACACAAAAGCAATCAAGCGACTAGTTAAGAAAGGTTAATAAAATGACAAGAATAGATATCCGCGAAATCAAATACAACCAAGTTGTATCAGTTGAACTAAAAAATGGCACAGTAGTTACTGGTCATTTTCGTGGTAAAAGCAAAATAGTTAATAACGATAATGAAATTACTGCTCGCAAAGTTATTAACTTGGCTGCTACAACTGTTGATCCAAAACAACCTGAAGCATCAATTCTAGAAAACTTCGCTATAAATTGCTCACAGATTGTTTCATTCTTCATAAATGAACCATACGCTGACAAAGTTAAGAAGGCTATGTGGCAACGATCA